CTCCTCACCCTAGCCGTACACAATGCCGAATTCCTCCACACCCTCGAAGCCGTCATCGTTCAAGCTCATGAATCTCTCGGAGCTTCAGGAGAACCCGAACAACCCTCGGATAATTAAAGACGACAAATTCCAAAAGCTAGTAACTAGCATCAAGGAATTTCCGGAGATGCTCGAAGCGCGTCCCATAGTCGTAAACCCAGAGAATATCGTTCTCGGTGGGAATATGCGCCTCAAGGCTTGCAAAGCCGCAGGACTCAAAGAAGCACCCGTCTACGTAGCCTCATGGGAAGAAAGCAAGGCGAACGAATTTATCGTGAAAGACAACGTAGGATTCGGGGAATGGGATTGGGATATCCTCGCCAACGAATGGGATGCAACCCAACTCGAAGAATGGGGTCTTGATGTTTGGACTCCCGAAGAGGAAGAGGTCGAAGGATTGACCGACCCCGACGACGTTCCCGAAGCACCGGAAGAACCGAAGACGAAACCCGGAGACCTCTATATCTTGGGGGAGCATCGTTTGCTTTGTGGGGACTCTACGAAAGCGGAGGACGTGGAGAAGTTAATGAACGGAGAGAAGGCAGAAATGGTATTTACTGACCCTCCGTATGGTATAAATTACAAGCCGAAAGGAAAGCATGAGTCAATACAGAATGACGATGTTTTCTTGAGCGAATGGATACCTCTAATTGAGGCTCACTCAACTGGATTCATTTTTATTTGGACTGGTTATCAAGTTGTTGGTAAATGGTTGGATATCACAAAGACACTCGGTGAAATAACAAATATGATCATTTGGTCAAAAGGAGGAGGTGGATTGGGGGACTTGTACAAGCGATTTGCAACCGACTTTGAAATCGCACTAGTTTGGAATCGCGGCTGTAACCTTAAAGATAAAAGAATAGGAAGTGTGTGGGAGGTAAATAAAGACAGCTCTGCAAACTATGTGCATCCAACTCAAAAACCAGTGGAGCTAGTGGAAAAGGCTCTAATTAACACAACAGAAAAAAAACAAGTTATCCTAGATTTATTTGTTGGTTCAGGTTCGACACTAATTGGAGCAGAGAAGACCGGACGCAAATGTTACGGGATGGAACTTGATCCGAAGTATTGCGATGTCATCGTTAAGCGATGGGAGGACTTCACAGGTAAGAAAGCAACTAAAGAAAATCTATAAATCACCAAACGTTCTTTGTATATAGATAAGCCTTATTGAAAAGAGGGGGGGGGTTGGTGATGACCCCCTTCATATTTTAAAAAAATGGAAGCAGTAAAAATCAACACATCCAACACCAAAAAAGGCTTGATGCTCGAAGCTCTCGAGAAGTCTTTGGGTATCGTATCAACAGCCGCGAAGATGGTTGGGATTGACCGCTCGACTCATTACGCTTGGATGAAGGCAGACCCCGAATACAAGAAAGCGGTCGACTCCATTCAAGACGGCGTTCTCGACTTCGCAGAGAGCCACCTCTACAAGCTCGTAAAGGAAGGCAACCCCGCCGCGACTATCTTCTTCCTGAAGACCAAAGGCAAGAAGCGCGGATATATCGAACGGCAAGAGATAGAGGTCACCGAGAAGAAGCCGCTCTCCTGGCTCGATGAGTAAACTCCCCGCGACATATTACCACGTCAAAGAATGCAAGTCGAAAATCCAAGTTCACCAGGGCGGGACACGATCCGGAAAGACGTACTCCATCCTCACGGCACTCATTGAGCTATGTCATAAGAACTCGGGTCTCGTCATCACGATATGTCGAAAGACATTCCCCGCCCTTCGCGCTACAGCCATGCGGGACTTCTTTGAGATACTCAACCGGGAGGATATATACAACCCCGACCTCCACAACAAGAGCGACGCAACCTATCAACTGTGGGGGAATATGGTCGAGTTCATCAGCATCGACCAACCGCAAAAGGTAAGAGGACGAAAGCGGGACGTTCTATTCATCAACGAAGCCAACGAGATAAACCTCGAAGATTGGCGGCAACTCCTTCTCCGAACTACGGGGAGAGTATTAATCGACTACAACCCCTCAGACGAATTCCATTGGATCTATGACGAAGTTATCCCAAGAGAAGACGCGGCGTTCTTTCAGACCACGTACCAAGACAACCCCTTCCTCCCTGAAAGTGTGGTCATGGAGATTGAACGATTCAAAGAAGCAGATGAAAACTTCTGGAGGGTCTACGGACTCGGAGAAAGAGGAGCGTCACAAGCAACCGTCTTCACCCATTGGAAAGAAATAGACCAAATACCAAATGAATACAAACTCCTCAACCTCGGGCTCGACTTCGGGTACACCGCAGACCCGACCGCCATCGTCCGAGTCTACACCGACGGCCACGGGTTCGCCGTCGATGAACTCTGCTACGCAACAAGACTTACTAATTCGGATATATCGAAAGTCCTCCGAGATAGTGGAGTCTCTCGATCGGATGTTATCATCTGTGACAGCGCTGAACCAAAGAGCATCGACGAGATACACGCTCACGGATTCAATACTCACGGAGCAAGAAAGGGAAAAGATTCGGTTAAAAATGGAATCCAGTTCCTCCATTCGAGACCGCTTCTTGTCACGGCTCGGAGTGTGAACGTCATTAAGGAGCTACGCAACTACAAATGGAAGGAGGACAAGAACGGGAAGCAACTCAATGAACCCGTCGACTCATTCAATCACGCTATCGACGCGATGAGGTACGCCATTACCTTCAACCAAACGAACCCGAACTTCGGCTCTTACGCTATCGGGTAAGGAAACCAAACTAAAATAAATTTGGTTTATTGAAATTTATTTCGTATCTTTGTCATAAGTTCTTTGACGTATAGGGCAATATCGCCCGGCTGTAACAAACGAAAAACAATGAAAACAGAACAACTTTCGTTCGGTAAGTACGATGCTTTAGACGACTATGCAGAAGTTAGTATTTACGACACGTATTTAAACGCATACGTAAAGAGCACCTTCTATTATCCGCAGGTAATAGACGAAAACGGCAAACTAAAAAGTGACCCCGTTTTCAACGTCAACCTAAGCGAAGATAAATGCAAATGGCGTTGGGATCGTGCAAAAACCGACTGGGTGCTCTCCCTTCGGTACAAAACAAACCGAGACAGATTCAAAGTAGAACTCTATCAAAAACAAAGAAGATGATTATTTGCAAGATCCATTTTGACGAAGGCGTTCAATACCTTCAACAGAAGCACCAAAGCGCGATGGGAACAATCAACCTTTGCACTCTGAACAAATTGGAAGCGTATGAATTTCCAAACGAGGATGAAGTTCGAAAGCACTTGAGACCGAATTTCTCGCGCGTAAAATACAGTATAGAAAAGCACTAAGCCAAAGCCCCTCGCGGGGCTTTTTTTTTGTCCTAACTTTCGAGACGTAAGGAAACCAAACGATAAAAGTTATTTAAACGATGGAACTACGCCTCCCGCATAAATGGTCGGATCTTACGCTTGGAGAACTCCAGGTTATCATGACGAGCGAAAACCAAATCGAACGGCTCTCCGTTTGTACGGGCAAGAGCGAAGATAAACTCCGGGCAATGCCTCAAAAGCTCATAGATGCCGCCACGGAGCATATCGATAAACTCTTAACCCAAGAGACCGCTCGATTCGAGAAAGTGATTACAATCGACGGAAAACGCTTGGGCTTCATTCCCGATTGGGATGCTTTTACGGCGGGCGAATGGATCGACCTCGAAACGTACCTCGAAGATTTTTGGAAGAACGCTCATAAGGTGATGGCGGTTCTCTTCCGGGGGGTGACCTACGAACTCGGAGAGAAATACGAAATCAAGAAGTACACCGCCAAAGAAGACGCAAGCCTTTTTGAAGAGATGTCCGCTGACCTCGTATCGGGTACGTTGCTTTTTTTTTGGACTACCAGAAACGAACTGCTTCACAATATGAAGTCCTCTTTACTGGAGGTGGCGGGGGAAGCGATCCGGTTGGCGAAAAATGGGGATGGTATCACATCCTCTACGCCCTCTCCGGAGAAGACCTCCTCAAGGTGGACTCGGTTACGGAGCTTCCTATTCAAGTCGTCTTCCAACATCTCAGCTATTTAAAAGACAGAGCCGCACATGATCACGTTCAATAACATAGTCGAACGCTTCGAAATATTCGCACAGAATCACTTCTTCATCAAGACCTTTTCTTTTGGGTCTCCTGACGATGCCGACCTCTCGAAGTTTACCGACTTCCCTCTCATGCACCTCGTATATACGGGAGCCAACTACGACGCAGGAACGAAGACGTACAACATCGAGGTCTATATCCTTGACGTTCCAGCAGACAAGAACGATAAAGTAGAACGACAGAAAGAAGTGGTCTCCGATGCGGAGCAATGCGCCGAGGACATTATCGCAGACATTAAGAACGGCGGGAATATCTTTCTCTTCGCTCAAGATTACGAGGTGGTAAACGCTACGACTACGCCCCTCGAAGAAGAGACAAAGAACGTCCTCTCCGGCGTGCTTCTCGATTTGTCCGTTGCGATCCCTTACGAGTGGGACGCTTGTAACGCTCCCATCGACGGAGTAGAGCCGGGAGGTACAGAAGTCACGTATGCACGGCGCGGGGTGCTCCGTATGCTTACGATTGACGGGACGACCGACGTACAAAGCGTCCGAACGATTAACGTCACGAACGGCACTCTTACCGATGACGGAGACGGAGTTGTGACTTTGGACACAGGCGGCGCGGAGACACTCAACGACCTGACCGACGTAGATACTACAGGCGTAACGAATGGACAGGTCTTGAAGTACGATAACGCTTCGGGCGAATGGCTACCGGGTAACGATCAGAGCGCTACGAGCCTCGGCAATCTCGACGACGTTTCAATCGTCACACCCGCCAACCGTGAAGCCCTTATTTATGACGGGAGCGAATGGGTCAACGATACCGTAGCCAAAGGAGATATAGGACTTGGAAACGTTGACAATACGAGCGACGCGGATAAACCCGTCTCTACGGCTACGCAAACGGCACTCAACGCCAAAGCGAACACGGCCGACGTTCCTACTTCGTTGAACGACTTGAGCGACGTTTCCATAGTGGGAACACCCACCGGAAACCAAGCGTTGATATATGACGCGACAGCGAACGCATTTAAATCGCAGGTCAGTTATACCAACCGTTTCGAAGATGACGTTGAAACGGGGAAGCAGGGCATTACAGGAACCGAACGCGCTTATAGTGTCAAGGGCGAAGGAGACGGCGTTTTCATCGATCCCGAAAGCGACACCCCTGCGGCGGGCAAAGTAATCGTGCGGAAGATTTACCATAAGACGGGATTCATTACAGATGCTGACGTTATCGGTGACTACACTTTGATTCATACGTTTGCCGACGACACAGCTTACGCGGATACCGTGGCAACCTTTGAAGGCTTTGAAGACGGCGCGACGTATGGCGTGCCACCGTTCACGTTGCTTCAAACATGGGAGGAAGTAGCCGCCGCCCCTACCTTCACGGGGCTATTGAACGAGAGTTACGGAAGCGGAGCCGCGGCCGCATATGGCACGCGTCGTTTAAACGGGAATTATTCAGGGGCTTGCATGACCATCCGACGGGCAAGCGACGGCACTACGCAAGCGATTGGATTTGTAGGCGAAGAAATCGATGAGTCAGCCATAACGACATTTTGCACGGGCACTTCGTGCACGGTCCAAGTCTGGCACGATCAGAGTCAGACGGGCGGCACGGGAAGCGGTAACGATGCAACCCAAACGACACCCGCGAATCAACCCACTATCTACACGGGGGGAGCCTTGGTAAAAGAGGGCGGGCGAGTAGCGATTCAGGGCACAAGTAGCACAACGGAATTAGTTGCTTCAATTTCTCACACAATTACGGCACAATCGACTTTTGGCATTGGAACCTACGTTTACGGCGCAAGCGATAGATTTATAAGCCAAAACAACGGCGGGAATGATTTTGGCGCAAGTGACGCTTACATCATTGGTTTTGCAGATGGTACAAATTCAATTGCATCCTATATAAACTCAGCGGCGCGTAGCAGTATAACAGTAAGCGAGAATCAGCATATTCAATTCACTTCGATACATAGTGGAAGCTCATTATTAAACGCAGTAAACGGAACGACTGGAACGGCATATGCTCACACTTTGAATTCAACATTTTCGCGTTTCGGTATTATGGGAACAGGCGGGAGCGTTGCGCAAGGTTGGCAAGGTAAATTTCAGGAAGTCGTTATGTACACCTCCGACAAATCCACGGACAGAACCGACATCGAAGGCAATATCTCAGCGTACTACCAAAGCGCGAAACTGCTAGACGAGTCTTTCGGCTCAGGAGCAGAAGCGGCATATTCAACGCGGCAACTGCGACGGGATCAAACCGACTGCATGGTCATTCGTAGGGCATCGGATAGCACGACCACCACGATAGGCTTCGACTCAAACGGAAACATCGACGAGGCGGCTATCAATACCTTCTGTTCAGGCACAACTTGCACGGTCTACCAATGGCTGGATCAGTCAGGAAACGGGAACACGGCGACAGCGGCGGCGCAAGCTAACGAACCGACGATATACACGGGCGGGGCGTTGGTGAAGGAGAACGGAAAAGTAGCGGTTACTTTTGACGGTAGCAATGACGGATTCCCATTAGATACAACCTCCTTAGATATTGGGTCGCTTTCTTCTTTTACTACTGGAAAATTCAACGCAACATCCGGTTCTGGAATGATGTTAGGCTTAAGCGGTGGAGGCTCTAACAAACGTTGGTATGCTCCTTATTTAGCCAACACGAATTTCAATTTTGGATACGCTAACAGCGGAACGGCTGTAAATACGGGAGCCGATACGAATCGCCACCTTTTTACAATGATTGCGGGCACTACGTTAAACAGCATGCAAGCATGGGCAAGTTCTGCAAGTGTAGGAACGGCAACTTTAACAACGGGAATCGATAGCACCAAAAACGGAATTGGTAATTTGAATGGAACGCTTTACGGAAATTGCAATGTGCAGGAAAGCATTTTTTACACTTCCGACAAATCGAGCGTTCGCACTTCGATAGAATCCAACGTCGGCGACTACTTCACCCAAAACACGCCACTACTCGACACGTATACAGGTGCGGCGGCGGCGTACTCTTTGAGGCTTTTGGATTCGACGTATACGGGTTCAGCGATCCGCGTCCGTAGGTCGTCAGACAACGCCGAGCAAGATATAAATTTCAACGTATTCGGTGAACTCGATACCGTTTCGCTTTTGGCTTTCGCAGGTACGGGCGATGCGTTCGTAAAGACTTGGTATGACCAAAGCGGAAACAGCAACGACGCTACGCAGACGGCTACGGGTTCACAACCTAAAATCGTTTCAAGCGGTGCGGTAATCGTGGAGAACGGGAAGCCTGCGGTTGAGTTTGATGGTACGGATGATAAGTTAGATTTAACGGGGTTCACGCAATCGGCAAGTAATTACAGCCTGCACGCAGTAACAAAAGACACTTCCAACGATATGTTTCTTTTTGATGCTCAAAGTGGTCGACTAGTTTTTGACGGACGCGGAGGCGGTAGAGGTGTGTATTATGATGGTTCTTGGGAAGGAACTAGCCACAGCGGAACTTCGCAACAACTGCAAAGTATATACGCAATTTCGCCAAGTAGTGGACAATCTTATGTGGATGGTTCGCAAGTCAATACGGGTTTACCCTACACGCAAACTCCTATTGGCGGTGGCATTGCGTTAGGTGGAAATTATCAAGGCAGTGGCCACTGTATTTTTGGAGTTATACAAGAATTCATTTTATACCCATCCGACGAATCCGCCAACCGCTCGAACATCGAAACCAACATTGCAACCTTCTACGACATAACAATATGAACGGCTATATAATAGTACTACCTGAAGGAACGCTAACAAGCGAACACCGAGCCAAAGCCATAACGCGCGAACTGTACAACATTACAGCGCCGTTAGTTACTCAGGAACCCTATCAAAAAGACGGGACGGTCTTCGGCGTCATCGAACACCCCGACGGCATTCAATTCGCTTTGCAGGTGGATACGGAATACAATATTCCCGTTAGCCCTATGGCGACGCTTGAGAAGCTCATCACGCTAATGCTCGAATTGAGCGAGGAAGAAATACGACAACTTTCAAGCTACGTCCTCAACTCGCAGTCTTTCCCGTTTGGGGCTATCGTTCCAAGTACAACGACGGTAAGAACATACGAAGAGATGGTTGAGCTGGGTTGGTTCCCTGAAGATCCCGAATTATGAAAATACTAAAAATCCTCCTCCTCTTTGTTCTCGCTATGGTAGCAATCCCCGTCGGGATAGTGTACTCGTTTGGCGAGTCGCTTTACTTCATCGCCTCAGATATCCTAAGAAGCATTTGGAGAGCCATATACGACCTCTTTAGAGACGTTTCGACCATTGTCTCCGTTACGGCTTCAAAGTTCCTTAATCGGCTTCTAATGGATAAAGGCGTGCCTTTTGGTAATCATTCCGTTTCTGCTGTCCTGGGAGCCAACCAACGAGAGAAGACCCTCACCCGCTTGGGGGCATGGCTTACTTCGTTACTCGATAGCGTAGAGGACGACCATTGCCGCAAGGCTTCGGAGAGGGCGGGCATATGAAAAACCTCAATGCGGTACTCACCAAATTCGCGGACGAAGTTGTCAAGTCGGCAAAGCGTCATCTCGGAGGGAGGAAGATAGGGAAGAACAAGAGTTACGGGGTAGCGTCTGGAACGCTCAAGCGTTCTCTTTCTTACCGTATCCGCGTACAAGGCGACACGATCAAATCGATCACCTTTGGGGCAAAAGGCAAAGCCAATAAATACGCGGCCTTTTTGCATTGGGGAGTTGACGGAACTCGCAAGAGCCAGAAGTCGCCCTTCTTCAAATTCAAGTTTGAAAATCCCTCGAAGAAGCATCGGCTAGAATTAATGAAATGGATAAGATCGAAAGGCATCAAATCCAGAGATAAAAAAGGGCGTTTCAAAAAACAGAGCGCGGAGTCTTTGGCTTTTGTACTTGGTCGAG